CCCATGCCACCCACAAGTTCTGTTCTAATAGAGAGTTCATCTTCACCTGCAATAGTATCCTCAAGTTTTTTCTTTAACCAATTAGTAGCATCTATTCCCAATGCCTTCTCTTCCAAGTCTCTTGTTCTTTTCTCTGGCGTATCAACTCCTGCAACTCTAACTCTTTCTTTCTTGTATAAGTCAAACCCAAGATCAATGGTGACATCAATAGTATCGCCGTCAAGAACACGGTTAATCTCTGTTACTCGAAAGTTGTAGCAGCTCTTCCTGCTCGGCGGTTTCATCGCTCCCATTGAAATATTCTGCAAGTGCATTATTTATATCAAATTCAGGATCCCGAATTGTCCGTTCCAACTCCCATTGCTTCATACTCTGTATCCAGGTATTAAGTATCTGAGAATTATCAGGCAACATACCTTCATAAGGTTGTTGTTTCTCCACCTCCCACGCTTTCGCTGGGCTCGTCATCAGTAATAAGGGGATTAGGATTCCAATCATCGTACTTAAATATCCAATATATTACGTATCCTACTGCGATGAGTAGGATTGCAAGCATAATATTTATGGACCATACTACATCACTCACCGCATTTAGGGCAAACTTCTTGTTTCTTCCTCTCATTTGCTTGTCCTGCTTTCTCTGCAGCATACAATGCAAATGCTTTGGTTGCTAAACCATTCATAGTACGTTCAATACTATCTCTGGTTTCTTGACTACACTTATCAGTAACAAAACAACCTGCAATAGTAGAAGATACTATTGCCAATTCAAATCCAACCACAACAAAGATGAGTCTAAAAACCCACTTAAGTGATTGTGTCATTACTTATCTTTCCAACCTCCTGCTTTTAACCAGTTATTATAGTGTGGGTTATCCCAACTATCACTGATTTCATAGGAAGGAATTACAACCTCTTGGATGTATCTCCTATTCTCTTCAACAAGTTTTACTTTGGCATCTATTTGAGCACCCCACCAAACTGCTGCACCTAATTGTGCTGCTAAGAATGTAAGTACAGGTATTGGAATGTTTTTCATAAAAGTATTGCTCCTATAATAAATCCTTTAGCAAATGAAATACAAGTTACTTGATAGTCTGTCAAGTTAAACTTATCTTGAAACTTACTAATCAGTTTCTTATCCCATTCAACTACTTTATCGAAATACTTCTTCATTGGTTTAAAAAATATATACAAGTATATTTACCCGTTTAAAAAATGTAACTAAAATGTTGTCATATGCTAACAAATATGCTATATAGTATGTGGTTAATGAGGTATCAATTATGATGATGTCCTACAATCAACTTGCAGGTTGGAATAGTCACCCAACAGAACAGTTTAATGAGGAAGACATTAGAGTCAATGACTATTATGCATGTTTGATTGAATGCGATGATGATCAGTCCACGTGTAAACGGATCTGCAAAGAGGTCTTATTATGAATCAAAATTAAAAAATTAATCCCCTCACACGAGGGGATTTTTTTATGTCAAGAAACAGTGGACAGTTCTCTAAGTGCCACCATCTTTATAAAAAGTCCATCCATATTATAAAACAATTTATAATTCTCTGTTGTAACGTAATGTCCTCTTATATCATTACCATCACAGTGCCATCCATAAGACTCAACCTTTTCTTCTATACCATCAATCCTCATCTTCTTACTACCATCTAAGTAGGATAGGTATCGCTCGTCTAGGTTAATCATACTTCTATGGTGGTGTGTGTTGATACTATAACATAGTCTAGTATAATTATGTATATTCTTAATGTCCTCTTTAGATTATCTCACCTCAAAGTTAAGTTTTCTAACCTTTCTCTTCCTTCTCTGCTCTTGCCATTCCAAGTCTTGAGAAGTAAAAGAATCCTTTTTGTTTGCGGAATGTCCATGAGACACTATCATTACCTTTGACATATCACGAGCACTGATACTATCTCCTGTTACTGTTGTCATATTAGGACACCCACAAGATCTTGTCTGATGGGAATGTCCCTCTATCTCTTTACCGCATGAACGGCATCTTACTTTTACCATTTTTCTAAGCTCCAAACCACCCTGCATTGGGTTCTTCTTTTCCTATCCATTTTTTTGCTATCTTTTTGATAGCATCCATTGCATCATCTAATTCTTTTGCCTCACCAGTCTCCTGCCTATCAGGTAAAAGATAAGGCCTACGATCTGTGACGCACCAACGCCACACTTTTAAGTCTGTACTATACCAGAGATGGATTCTCATTGGTTAATTTTTGAACGGATTGCCAATCTGCTTCAAATAATTCTAAACCTTTCTCAGTTAGAATGTGATTATACATCTTTTCAAAAACTCCTGTTGGCATAGTAACAATGTCAGCACCATATTCAAATGCTCTACCAACATCTCTAACATTTCTAACAGATGCTGCTAGAACCTCAGTTCTTACTACATGCTCTCGGAATACCTTAGCAATATCTTTGACTAAACATAGTCCACCAAAGGAATTGTCATCCACACGTCCCACAAATGGTGATACATATGCAGCACCTGCCTTAGCAGCAAGGATTGCTTGTACCTGAGAGAAGATAAGAGTTACATTTACCTTAATACCTGCCTGAGATAACTGTCTACATGCTAACAATCCATCAGGAGTACATGGTACTTTTATAGTTGTTACCTCACCAAAGATATCATATAAACGATGTGCTTCATTAACTGTCTCATCAACACTATCAGCAACTATTTCCATACTGATATCCTTTACACCAATACCTTTAAGTTCTTGGTATACATCTTCAGGAAGTCTACCACTCTTACGAATAAGAGTTGGATTAGTTGTAACACCATCAATTAATCCAGAAGCAAAATGCTTTTGAATTGATGAGCAATCGGCAGTGTCTAAAAAAATCTTCATTGTTCAGGGTTAAAATAATCTTTCTTATAGTAACGTCCTAGAATATTACTATTATAATATGCAGGTTCTCCGTTGTCAAGAGATTCCATCAGTACATTATGAAGAAACAACTGTTTAGTCTCTTCATAGTTTACATCTCCGAGTCTGGTGTGAAGGGATAAGATTTCTCTCTTGAACGCTGCGTTTCCAAGAAGCTTTCTATCTGAATTAAGTTCTGCAGAGCTTCCATAGTATCGCTTCCAGTCACTCTCAGACGTAACCCGTCTCTTACCACCTCTAGGTTTACGCTTTTGCCAAAAGTATTTGCGTCCGATGTATTGTTTACCCGACTGTAAATTAGTAATCCTGTAGACGAAACCGAAGAAAGAGTTAATGTCGTCAGAAGTAAAAGCTGTGCCTTGATAGGTCCAGGCATTTTCATATAAGCCTTCAACCATTTCATAATTTTTGTATCTCTAGCCATATTTAGTCCCACCTAGTCACTGTTATCTCTATACTATTATTATCCATCTCCCACTCTTCCTGTACTTCAAATCCATCCATCTCTTTAACTGTACTATGTACTAACATTCTTGCATACTGTTGTGTAAGTTTATCAAGAAATCTAGTAATAGGAATATTCATATCCCATGTCTGAACATCAGCAACTAATTCAAAAGTTCCTGTAGTTTCATTCCATTTGAAACCAGAATCTTTTGCTATTGCTATATCAGCAGTAACAGTCTCATGTCCTTTACCATGATACCCAGTAACTTTTAATTCCTTTTCCTCTTCAGGAAAATGTCCAAGAAGATTTAATGCTTCTACTAAAGCAGGACGATCTTTTAACTTGGTTTGAATCTTAGTAAAATGAGACATTAAGCACACTCCGAGTCGTGAGTAAATTCTTCAACATCCACTTCTCCTTTCTGATAGAAGCTTGGAGTATGTATACGGTTTTCGATAATACCAAGTTTATCTTCTATGGTTTTTGTTAAGGATTCACATTGTGTTCCTTTAACTCCTTGTACTTCTTCAGTAACAGTACCGTCTTGTGCAATAGTAAATTTGATGGTAGTAGGCATGTCAGGATTTGTATTTTTTAATGCTTTCTTCCCACTCTTTGAGTGAGGATGAGCAATCAGGTGGTGGAGGGTCTTTATACCCCTTCATCTTTTTCCACTTGTTATATAATGCACCCATCATCCATGATTGAGCAAGACTCTTAGGACCACTATCCAACATCTCTAACTGAAGTTTGTTAGAAGTATATCCCTTCATCTCTTCACGCCAATTAGAATCGTCGTAAGTCTTTGTCATAGAGAGAATCCTGCAAAAGTGTCCTTTTTAACGTCTTGTTTGATACCACCAACGACATAGGATTCAACCTCTGTCTCTTGTGGTGCTACCTGAAGTCCTTTAGAAGAAATCCAATGTTGCGTCCAAGGAAGTGGGTTGTTCCTAGCAGGAATATCATAAACGGGCTTCAATCCTATCGTCTTCATGCGTCTATTGGCAATCCACTCAACATATTGAAACAATAATTTGTCATTCAATCCTATCATACTACCATTCTTGAAGAGATATTCTGCCCACTTCTTCTCTTCATTCACACACAAATCAAACTGCTTATACGTCCACTCCTCTTCCTCCTTCATAATATGTTTCATTTCGGGATCATCACCCTCTCTCCAGTTCTTTAAGATTGTTTGGGTGAGGACAAGGTGTTGATTTTCATCTCTGGCAATGAGCGATATAATCTTAGCTGACCCTTCCATAAGTTTAAGTTCACCAAATGCAAAACTGCAAGCAAAACTAACATAAAAGCGTATCCCTTCCAAGATGTTAACATTCATTACTGCCCTATAAAGTTTACGTTTTAATTCTTTC